ATTAGCTCCATCACACTCCAAAAATTTAGCAGAAGGATACATGCGGATGGATAAAGTCATCCACTCCGCAATCTGCCGCGCGTTGAGGCCAGAAGCCATGGTTATCGTGATGCCAGGTGAAATTTCATACATCTGACAAACACTCGCCAAAGCTTTCTGGAAGCAGTAAAACTCACGCCCGTACAAAGCTTTAGTTGCATCATTGATGTAAGCTTGAATAAGGCGAGGACGTGTCGGCATATCAAAACCTAGTTCTCTCTTAACGAAAGATTTAAGTCGATCAGACCGAACACTATCTAAATCAATAGACCGCGTTATCTGCCGCTTTTGCGCAGTCTTCCACTTATCAAACCAACTATCATACGAGTGACTCATATACTCAATATAAGCACCACGTATCTCCACAAGAAATCCAGGAAATATAAGGATATCTTGTGTGACGATTGGCTGACGAACACCATGGCGCTTAACCAAGGCGGTGAAAGCATTGCACAAACACGAACGACACGTCCATGAGTTGGAGAATACCAAACCAATGCAAGTCGCGCCTATTTGCTTGGACTTAGCACAAGTGGATGGTGGACGATTTATTATAGTGTGCCGAGAGTCCAAAAGGCTCTCATCAGGCATACCAAAACAAATTGTATGAGTTGTTTTACTTGCTAACTCTCGGAAACCTGTTTCAGAAACAAGATTCTCAGATATCAGCAAGCCATCTTCAACCGTCCCTATTTCCTAGGTAGGGAACCGGGCGATTATTTTCCGCTTGAAACACAATGTCGCGAGTGCAAACGTGATAAAACCGAGAATGATCTTAAGCTTATACCGATGATACCACAAAGGATAAGGCAAAAGACCGCCTTCACGGACGTATTGAATATAATGCATCTGAGGTTGAATGCCTTGTATAATACGACCGTCAACGACGGCTTTAATCATCTCTTCACGCAACACTTGATAGGCATGTAGACGAACATCTTCAAATTCTACACTTCTATGTGTACGCGACACAGTTTTCACAATCTCCACTATACGGGTCTCAATTACAGCTGGAGCGGTAGAACCCAGTCCAATACCGCAAACTAACAATTCCAGTTGACGTTGAGCTTCCCTTGGTAGTGGGACCAGCGGTCCAATATTATGCGCGCCGAGGTGACGGCTCACAGCAGTAACACAATATTGGAACCAGGTTCCGAGACTTCCAACCCACCTAAAACGACGATTGAAACCTGGCACCAAAATGTTAGTGGGCGAACCCAAACTAACAACTGGAACTGGCACAACGACTGACGCAACCAAATTAGTTGAAACAGGCGCAACATGAGGCTCGTGTGCAACAACTAATGTAGTTGATACAACAGGCGTCGTGTTAGCAATTACAGGACTGGATGAAGACGTCACAGTAACTGGAGTAACAACGACAGGAGGTGGAGTAATGAAACTCAACAACTCACTCTCAAGTGCATCCACTGACTCATCAACCACGCTAGGAGTAATAAAACTACGAGTAGGGTGAGAGTGAGTGAGTGCAATACCAGCAGCAGCACTCGCCGGTCGAAATGGAACACGCGGTGTTGAATATGAGCGATAGGTCGAGCAGCTTTCAAGCTCACTCTGATCTTCATCAAGCGGTCGGTCACCAGGCATAATTAAATGCGTTTTGGTGACCATAACAACATGAGTCTCACCAAACACACGCAAATGCGTGTACTCAAAGCGAACACGGCGAGGGATGTCAGAATAACCGGGCGTATAGATAAGGTTATTTATGTCGAAATGACGATAAACTGAACCCTCATAGCCTGGCAAAGGCGCCATCACAACAGAACCATCACTTTCACGTTTCCATGAAAATTCATCATTAATGGTCCCACCTTGTCCAACGAACATGTGAAAGACCATGAACATACGATCTCCAAAATTCATACGTTCATAATCCGCAGCATTGAGATAATAGCCAGAATGCACGGACAAAAAGTCACGGCTAGCTGAACCCAATACCTCACACGTGCAATCGCGAAGGAGATGGTTGCAAATGGTACCACCAGTTTCCACATAACGACGCACTGTGCGCACATGATCCCGACGCAAAAGGCGATGGCGATCCCCCTCGATGGCTTCAGGCATTGAAACATGCGGATGATATCCTTGATATCTCCGACAAAAATGTCTCTGAAGACCACCTGATGAACCCCCAACGTCGTATAAAGGCCTACTAGAGCCAAGGTTTAGCAAGGAGATAACATAATCTTCAGCTTGCTGCCTCTGAGCACGGCAACGACGATGAGCAAGGAGACGTACTCCGGATTCACCACCAGCCTGGTTAACTGCTACACCAGGACTGGCCCCAACAGCCGACGCGCGTGATCCACGCACCGACCCCTCACTAGTCACGACAGATGCGGGAATCTGTCGCCTAGCCCGATCGCTTGCAAACCGCACAGGCACTGCGGTTCCAGATTGTCTCACGGTATTACCCGCACCGACGGCTCTGTCATTCCGTCGGCCAGTTTGATTCGGCCGAGTAGCTAATGCTACTCGACCGTGGGGCGCACTGGAAGACGCCCCGTTACCACGAACTACGGAGGAACCCATTCGGGTATCCGCAGCATTAACGCTCCCCGGGATTTCGGGTAAGACATTTGACCGATGTACA